TGGTCATTCATCGTAGTGAACAAAAAAGTTGGTGTCACTTGTGTCATTGCATCGGGCGATAACTTCACCATGTTCTTCCCAGGTGGTGAAGGCATTTAATGTGACAATTTTTTGACCTATTATAAATAGCATAGAATAAGAAACCAAATACATCATGCATTGGGAGAGTTATTATGCAAAAGATGTGTGCGGTGCTATTCTTTACTATGTTTACATCTCTTACGTTTGGCAATGATCCAATCGTAACCGAATCGACTACAAATAGCACAGTTACAACAAATGGATCGATGGATACTACCATAAAGTCTCCACCGCCTTCTGCTATCTCGCCACAGTTCAGTGCGGGTAGCAACAGTGATTTATGCACTGTAGGTGTAGCGGGTGCGGTTCAAACTCAAATCCTTGGTATCTCAGCAGGAACTACCTTCACAGAGGAGAACTGCGTTCGTCTGAAAAATGCCAAAACCATGTATGACATGGGTATGAAAGTTGCCGCAGTATCAATCATGTGTCAGGACGAAAAGGTCTTTGATGCAATGATGAACGCTGGCACACCTTGTCCATATAAAGGATTGATTGGTGATGCAGCACGGATTGGTTGGGAGTCTCACGTTGAAGAGACTAGAAAAGAACTCGCAGAATCGGATAAACCAGATGTTAAGACAACTGCCACTTTTGGTGGTCTTGGGTTGTTGGGTTGGATACTCTTACTCTGAGAGTATAGCACCGTATTATGGAACGACACCAAATGCTGCTTCTAGTGGTAATACTTGGAGTATGAATAGTGTGCTCCCATCTGGTGTCCCAGGATTAGACATAGATTTGGTGATTTACAACTATACACCGATCAAAGAGACACAAGATAGTATGATTGTTCACATTCAGAATGAGAATGCTGATGGTACGGGATACATTTTTAGAGAGTCTGACGATTGGTCTGGGTTACAAGGTGGCACGGAAATCCGAAAGGTAGTTCCAGTGACACCAGTAAATCGTAATCAGTGGGGTGATGGTTCAATCGAGGTAGAGGGAACTGGAACTGTTGATAACGCAAGTGTGATCTACAACTATCGTGTTGATCCTTGTTACGATCCTCAGTTTAATCCCAACTGTCCGGGATATGAGGTGCAGATACCAGAGATTGAAACTGTCGATGTTTCGACATTATATAATCCTTTAGAGGATGAGAATGTCAAAAACTCGACATCATCAACTGATACTGACCAATACGAAGAAGATGAGAATGCTAAGTCTGAAGAAGAGTTAGCAAAGGAAGAAGAGGAAGAAGAAAAGGATAGTAAAGAAAGATTGGAGAAAGCACTCGCTGCTGCCGATAATACACTTATGTTTGCAGAAGCAATCGCCCAATCTCAAATATTGGATGCTATGAATATGGCAATCAATATGAACTCTTACTATTCCGCTACCATTACTGGTGGCACTTACGCGGATTCAGTAGTTCTGGTAGACAAAGAAATACCAGATAATAAACAAGGTTTGAGGAACGGTTTGGCACAACAACTGCTACATGATAAGATGATTGAAATGCAGTACAAATAATACTAGGAGAAGAAAGTGTTTAAAAACGCAATCATTGTTGTTATGTCATTGAGTGCACTGAGTGTACAAGCGGCAGAAGTACCGATTAACGGCACTGTCCAATCTCGTTGTGTAATCACAACTGATACGGCAGGTGTCTACGGTAACCCCAATGCCTATACACTAACGACTGACCCCGCAAGTGGTGGACAGTTGCCGGTGGTTCGTTTCGATGTCACATTGGCAGATGCATACTATGCTGAGATCACAGCACCCACTGAGTTTAGTTCAAGTCCTACATTACCAGACACAGTAACTTGGACAGGAGACACTACGGTGCAGACGGTATCAGACGCAACTGGTATGGGTTCGTATGAAGCAAACAAAGTAGAACTTGGTATGACCGACAAGTATGATCTAACTGCAACTGGTTCAACTTGGTTTAAGACTTCATCTACAGCAACGTTGGGTGGCAATCGTGCTTTCCCTGGTGGTAACTACACTGCACTTGTAGAGGCAGAGTGTATCGCTCAGTAAGGGATGTTATGAAAAGATTGTTATTGACACTGTTACTTGTGTCGGGGTTTGCTTTCTCTCATGAGCAAGTCCCAACATATCCTAAATGGGAACGAGGAATCTATCCTGGGGTATTGACAACTACGATTGAAATATTCAATAAAAGAAGTGATGTGGAGTTCTATGAAATTGGAGTGTTTGATAAAGATTGGCAACCTGTTTACTTTGTAGCAGATTACAAAGTGATTCAGTTGAAGTATCTATCAAGTGCATCGATTGACATTTACATTGCGAAAGAGAATAGAGATGTTGTTGAGTATGTCTGCTCACGATCAAAAATAAGAAAAGGTGGCGATGCAAGAACTGCCGTATCATCAAAGATTTGCTCAAGGTTTAAGTGATGAGAAGATTTGGTTTAGTTTGTTTTCTGTTGATTTTTAGTGGTTATGCTGTTGCAGAGAACAGTTCGCTAAACCTACAGTTGCCAAGTTCAAGTGCAACCTATGGACAAGATAGTTTTAGAGCAGGAGACTTGGACTGCAAAAACGCAATCGGTGGTGCTACAAACGTAGAGTTCGGTATGACAGGGATTGTCGATAATGCGACAGGTCCGTTTGGTTCTGAAGACCCATTGCGTCCAGAATCAAAAGACATTGGTGTGTATGCACGAATCATTATACCATTGGACGGACCTGACGAACGAATCAACTGTAACACACTCTATCAGTTGGAGTTGCGTAAGAAGCGGATTGAGATTCTGAAGTTGCAAGAAGAGTTAGAAGCACTGAAGAAACTAAATCAATCAAACTCATTTGAGAACTGATGATTCGATTAAAACCGAAGAAACCAAAACAAATCAAGTATTCTTTTGAAGAGAGGTTAATACTAGAAAGAATACAAAAAGTGCGAGATGATTTTGAGTATAATAAAAAACAAATCTTGAGGAAACTGAAGGAGAGATAAATGGACCCCGTTACCATAATAACGGGGGCAACGGTTGCTTTTAATACCGTGAAAAAAATGATTGAGGCGGGACGCGAGATCGAAGATGTCGCAGGACAATTAGGACAATGGTTCTCTGCTGTTAGTGACTTTTACCATTTAGAGGAGCAAACCAAGAACCCCCCTCTATTCAAAAAGATCACCCATAGTAAGTCAGTCGAGCAAGAAGCACTCGACTTGATGATCCAAAAGAAAAAGATTAAAGAGCAAGAAGATCAGTTGAGAGAAATGATCCTATGGACATATGGTCAAGATGCCTACCGTGATATGATGACGTATCGTAAAGCAATCCGTGAAGAACGTGAACGTGCAGTCTATAAACAACAAAAAGCAAGAAAGAAAATCATAGATAGTATTATTATTCTGATTGCGGTTGGCGGCAGTTTATGGGCACTCATCGCGGCAGTAGGGTTTATGATATCATTAGGAGCAAAGTAATGAAAGTAGCAGTCATCGCATCAGCACTACTCATCAGTGGTTGTTCGATGATCCCTTCAATGTGGGATGACAATGAATCGTATGCAGTGGCAAAGATTCGCCACTCTGTAGACTATTTGGATTGTAGTGGCAACTATTTGCCACAAGCACGGCAAGTTCAGTCCGATGTTCGTTTCCTTGAACTCTATAGTTCAAGCAAGGGTTCTGAAGATTTACTAAGTATGGTTAGCAAGATGAAACTGACGGTTGATGGTTTGGTAGATTCGGATGAGAACAAAGTTTTCTGCACGATTAAGAAGAAGCAGTTAGTAAAACAGTCAGCACTGATTGCTGATGCAGCAATGGAGAGATTCTAATGATCCAAGAGATTCAAGCACTGGTAGAGTGTGAAGACAAAGAAGTCGCAGCAAAGGCAGACGAGATTTGTATGATCCACGCGGCATATGAGAACGGTGATATCACCAAAGAAATGTATGTCGAGTTACTTGAAGATACAAAACGCACTTACGAGATTATGGAAGAAGCAGACGACATGAAGTTCAAAGCAATGTTAGTGACGGGTGTTTACGGAATCTTACAGGTAATCTAACAATGGCAGAGATGGAATTTGGCGGTGTAAAGTTCAAAGGTGGAAAGATGATGGTTCTTTTCACTGCTCTATCTACTCTGAGTGGTGCTTTGTGGGCGGGGTTTGAGTTCTACAAAGACTACATGGACATGAAAGAGATTGTCCAGAACATCGATGTCCAAGCAATCGAGTCATCGAATCAGCAAGTTCTTATCAAAATGGAAGAGCAGATGGTTCGTATTGAGGAAGCAATCGAATACACCCGCGACATCAAGTCTGGTTTGCGTGACGATATACTTGGTATCGAAAAGCAGGTTGACCGTATGGAAGACGATATGCGTGAGCAAGAACAAGAGGTTCGTGATATCATTGCAAACGCAGAAGAAAGATTTGAAAATAAACGTGATGGATTACAAAATGATTATGATGAGAAGGCAAATAGGTTGCGTGATAGTAATGACACCCGAATGAATGATCTTGAAGCAAAAGTCGAACGTGACCTTAAAGAGTTAGATGAAAGACTTAGCGATAAATTGCAAAGAGCACTTGACAACCCACTTGCAAACTGATACAATGTGTGCATTATAAGTTGGAGTCGGTATGGCAAGTAAAGAAGAGTTCTCAGTAATGATTGAAAGATTTGCGAAAGAGAAGCGGTGTTCTTACATGGATGCCGTGATTCTCTATGCTGAAGAAAATGAAATAGAAGTGGAATCAGCAGCGCGTATGATCTCGCAATCATTGAAAGAGAAGATTGAGGTGGAAGCACAGGATTTAAACTTTTTACCTAAATCAGCGAGGTTACCAATATGAACAAAGAATACCCAACACCAATGACAGATGCTTTATATGAGAGAGATGTCTTGCGTAAGCAAGTCAATGAACTCCGTAACGAAATTGAGCAACTGAAAAAGAACCAATGTCAGTGCCCTAGCGAAAGTGGGGAACTGCGTGAAGTCGTGGGCGATACAGACCCCGTAAAAAAAGTTGAGTTTTTAGACGAATAAAGACTTGACAAACCCATAAGATGCCTATATAATAGTAGATATATTATGCAAATTGTGGATACGAAGTAATACATTTTTATACAGCAATACAAGGATACGAGAAATGTCAGAATCATTTTCTTCCCTCAAGCGGTCTTCCCGCAACAATCTACAAAACTTAATGGCAGAAACCAACAAACTTGCTAAAGGTAATCAGCAAGGTGGTGCTGATGATCGCTTCTGGAAACCAGAAGTCGATAAAGCAGGTAATGGTTATGCCGTAATCCGTTTTCTCCCTGCACCAAACGGTGAAGATATTCCTTGGGTTCGTGTGTTCGATCACGGTTTCCAAGGCATCGGTGGGTGGTACATCGAAAACTCACTCACTACGGTTGGCAAGAAAGACCCCGTGTCTGAATACAACTCTATGCTTTGGAACTCAGGTATCGAAGCAAACAAAGAGCAAGCACGAAAGCAGAAGCGGCGTCTGAAGTATATTGCCAACATCTATGTGGTATCTGATCCATCAAACCCACAGAACGAAGGTAAGGTTTTCCTCTACCAGTTCGGTAAGAAAATCTTTGATAAGATTAACGATGTCATGAATCCACAGTTTGAGGATGAGACACCAGTTAACCCATTTGATTTTTGGGAAGGTGCAAACTTCAAGTTGAAGATTCGTAATGTCGAAGGATATCGTAACTACGATAAGTCTGAGTTTGAATCACCATCAACACTTGGTGACTTTGAAGATGGCGAGTTGGAAGCAATCTGGAAGCAAGAGCAATCACTTGCTGAGTTTATTGCACCAGAGAACTTCAAGTCGTATGAAGAACTCCAAGCAAAACTGAACAAGGTGCTTGGTTTAGATGGTGCTAAACCAGTGCCAAAGGGTCGTGCTGCTGACGAAGAAGAACTTAATGAAACTGTTGAAGTTCGTCAGAGTGCGAGTGCAAGTGTCGGAAAGGTTGCAACGCAACCTACTGCGGATGAGATTCCGTGGGGTGACACTGAAGAAGACGATAGTCTTTCCTTCTTTGAAGGTCTAGCAAAAGACTAAAGTCGGTTCTCTCCAGTGGTCTGGTCAACCACTGTCTCTCTGGGGGTGTGCAATGCACCCCCTTTTTATACAACAAACTTTTTACGCATTTCCATATTGAATGGGGATACGCCAATAGATTGAATAGTCTTTTTAGAACTTACACTTGTGTTTTGAACTACTTGACTCGCATCTGTTGGTGCTATTACTATTGGTTTGCTACCAGAAACTAAATCAAAAGAAACTTTTCGCATATTAGTTCCGATTTCTGCTGTAACTGGTGGGGAAACTCCACCAGATTGTGTTTGAGATGTTAAAGATGGATATTGTTGTTGGAACTGATCTATTCTTTGATTCAGATCATCAATCTTCTGTTGAAGAACTTGTCTTTCTTTTTGGAGTTGTGCAAGCATCCCCATATTTGTATCAATAATCAACTGTTGATCTTCAAATGCTTGATTGTAATCAGCAAACTGGAGTGCTTCAGCGTTTGTCAACGACTGTGGTCCTTGCACCGCAACTTTTGTTAGCAAGTCTTCATTTTCTACAAATAGTCTTTCTTGTGTCGCTTGTGCATCAGTAATCTCTTGTTGTGCTGCTTGCGACTCAGATTGTATTCTATTCCCTTCCTTTTCAAGAATCAATCTTTCGGTTGCCAACTGCCTTCTTTGTTTAAACTCATCAGATGCAGCACCAAGTCCAGTGACATCCAATATCGAATCAAATGCATCTACGATTGCGTTTTTGACTGCAATGTATACTTTAGTTGCAAGTTCCCCAAGTGCTTTTAATACAAGGTCAAAGTTATCAATAAGTAAATATATGGCAACGCCCAATCCAACAAGTGCACCAACTAATGCTACTTTCGCTATATTACCTAAATTTCCGAAAACTCGTGCAACCCCTCCAAGCAAACCACCGCCATCTTCCTCTTCTTCCCTACCTTCCCTTACGGGTGCACCTTCTGGCGGTTGTTGTCGATTCCCTTCAGCAATTGTTTCTCTGAGTTGTGCCGCCTCAAGTTCTCTACGATCTTCTGCTCGATCAAACCGATCTTCCTCTTCAGCAAAACGATCTAAGAGTAAATCTGCGATACCTGAGATTTCACTGTCGATATGTGAGACTGTAGACTCAAGTGCAAGACCTGTTCGCTGTGGGGGTTCTCTAACAAGTTCTTCTTGTTGTTCAAGGTTTTCTTTTTCTTGCTCTTGAACTTCTTGTTCCTTTTCACCCAATCCAAACCGTTGTAAGATTTCTTGCTCTCGTTTTTTTGTATTTTCTTGTTCTTCTGCAAGGCGGTTTGCTTCTATTGCTTGTAATGCTTCCTTTTCATTTTGAAACTTACCTTCACGCACGGCAATCTGCGCTGCTTCTTTGCGTTGCCGTTGCTCTAAACGTCTCACTCTACGTTGTTCACGCTTTTCATCACTACGCTCTTTTAACTTGTCAGCGATAAATGTAGCACCGATCCCAACAATAGGATTCTTAGATAATGCACCCGCAATCACACCAGAAAGGAGGGGCACTCCCTTTTGAACAGTTTCACCAATCCTTTGTAGAACGGTATCTTGTTCTATCTTTCTTTCTGTTTCAGCACGACCTAGTGCTTCTTGGAATGATTGAGGGAGTGCCATATCTTATTACTCTTTCTTTTTGCTTTTCTGAGATACCGCATCGCTGGCAAAGAATGCGCTGACAAGGACCGCAATTGAGGCGAAATAAGTGGGTGCGATGTCTGCAATCAATTGTGATGCTGTGTCTAATCCAAATGCGGAAGTCAAAAAGATTCCGATTGGATATAATAGGAGTCCGAATAATGCGAACCATGCCATGCTACGAATAGCGTCCCGCTGTTGGTCTTGATCCTCAAGTTCTTTACGTTTGAACTCAAGATACATTGCACGTTCTTCTTCTGTTACAACCCCATCACCATTTGTGTCTGCTGGATGGAATCCTTTTGTTTCTTCTGCCATTTGAGTTATCCTCTTTGCTTGTGGCGTTCTTCTTCTTTCTGTAAATAATCAACAAGCATAGCAACGTAGATAATTCTTTCCCACGACATCATATTTTCAATTTCTGTTAGAGAGTATTTGTGATACTGCATCATAGCAAAATTGACCTGTAACATGTTCGCAAGCGTATCATGTGACAGGCACACTAAAAAAAATCAGAAATACCTCTTAGTGTTAGTTTATCTTCTTGTCCACATCCTGTACATTGGTATGTAACTTCATGCTCAAGTTTAGGCATGGTTTCAAAAAAGTTATTGATTTTCAATAATTGTTCTTGATTTAAATTTTCAACGAACTGTATCTTTTCCTCAAAAGATGTAGTAGTGTCATCATAAATCTGTTCTTTATCAAAGATGAAATCTATTGCGTGTGCTATAACAGAGACTACATCCTGTAGAGAATCTTTTTTCATCGTTTCCGTATCACCAAATGTTGGGTATTTCATCTTAACTCCAACTTCATCAGTGATCATTATTTTTTCTTCATGATTGTCGTTGAACTTCACCTTGACATCTTCCAAGTTTATCGTCACTGGTGTTGATGCATTGCAATCTTCACCATTTCTATTTTTGTTACTTGAGTGTTTATATCTCAGTTCAACTTCTTCACCAACAGACTTAGCGCGAATATTCAAAAATAAGTATTCTAAATCAACAGTATTTAAGTCATTGACATCAACACCTTCAACACAGGAATCGAGTATTTGACTAACCGCCATTGTAATACTTTCTTCATCCATTGCTTCTCTTGCTATTAAGAGAATCTTTTCTTCTTTAACCAAAAATGGTCTAAATGTTACCGTCTGTTTTGAGACAGGAAGTTCCAATTGAAAATGTGGAACAGTAATATTTGGCAATGCCATAATTTAATCACCTTAAAATATCTTACTAACAAAGTCTCTTGATCTAACGTCTATTTCTTCATTTGCGATTTCTCTTGCTTCTCTTTCAAGATTTCCGTTCAGTGCTGCTTTAAACAAAGAAATTAAAGCAGGATTCGTTTCGCCTATCGTTCCTTTAGGTTTATCTGCAAAAAATCTATATGCAAAAGTTACGTTTACCTTTAAAAAATCATCAGTTCCCCAATCTACACCAACTTCACCCACAAATTGAGGAAATGCTTCATATAAAGTTGTTCGATGGGTTTCAAATCCAGACTCATTATATTTTATAATTTGTATTGGATGCGTATAGTCGCTGTAGTAACCAGTTAAAAATGCTCCGGCATTACCCATCCCGTTTTCTTCTATTCTTGCTGAACCAACTGAAAGGTCTTGCCATTGAAGCATTAACTCTCGCTCAAACATATTTTGACTGAGTATAAATGTTGCTGTCACTGGTGCTGCATCATAACCGTAAACTCTTTTTGATATTGGTCCAAAATGTTTTATGTCAGTAGTTAATGGTGCACGACTCGGAAAAGAAATTGAATCACATCTTAAACTTAATACATCTGATGCTCTCGATGTGGGAGAAAGCGATGTCAATACGTTAGGAACATCTATCAACACTTCAAAGTGAGAACTTTTTGCTAGTCCACCCTCTCTTGTAAATGAGTTCTGATTTAGAATCTCTGATGTAAAACTATTCAGTCTTATAGGCATTAGACCATTTCCCTACTTTCTTTCCAGACTACAGTCTTGTTCTTCTTCTGGAATCTTTCTACTGGTAAGAACAATGCAATATCCCACTCTGTGGGTTTCACCTCAAGAAACCGTCCTTGCACTTTACTATCTAAGTAGTGCTTTAGACAAGGTTTAAAATAACGAAACCTCGATGCTCTTTGTAAAATACTATAACTGATTCTTAATCGTGTCGTCTCATCATACTTGTCGTTGTTCATTGTGTCGTATAGTGCATCCATCAATCTTGCACGAAATACTGGTGGTAGATAGTGTAGGTTCAAACCATAGAACCCACCCTCTGCTGGACCCACCATAAAAATCAGTGGGAACCTATCGTAGTATGGAAGTTCTCGTTTCCCTTTAGGATCATAGAAAAAGAAATACATCCTACCAATGCTACTTCTTTCCATCTGAGTTTGCAGTCTGCTCCGATCATCAGGACGCATGACCATATTCGGTGATGTGCGAACTGATTTTGCCTGATCTCTAAACCACTGCCTTGCTCTTCTAGTTCCTGTTTGGATACTAGCGTCCGATGCTCTTGACAGGATATCATTAAAAACGTATGCTACCACTTACCAATTTCCCTTTCCGTCAAGATTTGAAACTCCCATTTCCTATCTGCACAATATTCTTGTGCTGCTGCCCACTTGTGAGTATTTATACCGTAAGTCTTAACTTCCTCAATATACCGTTGAGTTGTTCGTTTTTTCTTTTCTGGTGGTTTGGTTTGCTTTTCAGGTTTCACTTCAATCATTATCGTTTTCTTTGAACCATCTTGCGATACAACCTGAATAATGAAATCTGGAAAATATCTATGGGGTCTTTTGTCGATGGGAGATATATAAGGGATTGCGAGTTCTTCACTTGCCCATTTTAACACATTTGGATTACGGTCAAAGTAGTTCATACACTTCAACTCCCAAGATGATCTATAAACAACCTTATTGGGATTGCCCATATACTTCTCAGGGTTCTTAACTTTATATCTTCCTTTGTGATACTTCATAATAATCAGTCTAAATAGTGGACACGAGGAGAGATGAATGAGTATTCTACCAGTAGTTTTAGCGGGTGCTTCAATACTAACTAAAGACAATCGAAAAAACGTTGTCGATGTCAATTCCGCAACTAATCCATTGGATAAAACGCCAGTAGGAATTTTACAATATCCATCTCATCTTAGAGAGGATAATTTCTACACTATATTTAGGGCGTATGAGAGAACTGCGAATTTCCAAAGGGGTAGGTTGGCAGTATCAGGTCAAAAAGGCAACCCACTTGCTCAAATACTATTACCACTTCCACCAAACCTAAGCACTTCATATGGTGTGGTTTATGGAGAAGAACCAATTGGTGCTATAGCAAGTGGAATCTCTGGAGCAACGAGTGCGTTTAATGCTGCACTAGCAGCAGACGAGTCTATGGATGAAGCATTTGATGCAGCAGCAGGTGCAATTGTAGATTCTGTGACTGATGGTAAGGGTTTATCAGCAGATGGTGCTTTAGCACTACTTAAAAATGTGGGCATGGGATTAGCAAGAGAGATTACACCAAACTCTGTTTTTACTGGTTTAAATCTTGCAAAGAATCCATATCAAGCAATTGTTTTTCAAAATCCAAAGTTTAGAACACACTCATTTGCATACAACTTATTTGCCAGAGACAGACAAGAAACAGAAGCGATTAATGATATTATAAAAATATTTAAAGAATATATGTTGCCAGAATTTCCATCAAACACTGGACTGTTCTTTAAATATCCCAAAGTCTTTGATATTGAATATCACGTTGGTGGTTCTAACAATGAGTATGTGCATATGATTTCGACATCCGCCTTAACTGATTTTAGTGTGTCATATCACGGTGAGGGAACTCCTTCATATTTCAATGATCCAGAAAAACCTAGACCAACAAGTGTAAAGATATCAATGACATTCCAAGAGTTGAATATCATGACAGCAGAGATGGCAAGAGAAGGATACTAATATGGCATACTATTTTAGTCATCTACCAACTATCACATATAACAGTGGTGGTGTGTCTAGTAAGGTAAAAACAAATATTCGGGTTACCGACATTACAAAAAGATTTCGTATTTCTCAACTTTTAAATAATAGAGAAGTTTTCTACTATGACTATTCCGTTAAAGATGGAGAGCGTCCAGATACGATTGCACATAAACTTTATGGTGATTCGCGTTTAGATTGGGTTGTGTTATTAGTAAATGAAATACATGACAAGTATTATCAATTTCCTTTATCTACTTCTGAGTTTGATGAGTTTATTGCTAAACAATATGGAAGTCTTGGTCAAGCACAAAACACAGTTCATCATTATGAGAGAATAATTCAAGCACAACAAACTTTATCGGATGGGACTGTTGTGCCAGAAAGAAGACTACAAGTTGACGAAACGACTTACAACAGTTTGTCGGCAACAGATCGTAGATCAGTATCAGTGTATGAACATGAGTTTAGATCAAATGAAAAGCGAAGAAACATTAAGTTAGTTGACCCTCAGTTTATTCCTTTCATTTTAACTGAAGCAGGAAGATTGTATTCATAATGTTTTTTGATACCGCAACCGCAGAGTTAACGACAATTGAATTGATTAACAACTCTGGATTAGAAAATCTACAACTACAAGATTCCTATCTTGAGTTTTCTTACTACGAAGATATTACTATTCCCGCAGTATCATCAAGAATTGTTATGATCGATGCTACTGGTTATCTGAATAGATTCCCAATCCACGGCAACGAAACCTTAAATCTTAACTTTAAGACTCGTGGATTTGATTATCTTGAAGGCATCGATATAAGAAATATGAAATCATATAATGTCGGTGCTAGAGAATATATTGCAGATAGAACTATATCATATCCATTAGAATTTACGACAAAAGTTGCACTTAATGATTCTAAAACAAGTGTTGATGCTTCATACGAAGGTAGAATATCTGACATTGTAGAAAAGTTAGGTCGACTTGCTGGGTTTGAGTTGCCTTTTGCTATAGAACCAACAGATGGATTGTATCACTACGTTGGAACTGGTGATACTATTTTTGAAACTATCAAGAAACTGGCAAAAGAAGCAAAGAGTTTGGTACATCCAACAAGTGCTTATGTATTTTTTCAAGATCGTTTTGGTTATAAGTTTGTTACGCTAAATTCTTTGTTTGATCAAACTGTTCGTCCAGAAAATGAGTTTTACTATTCATACCAAAGTAGACCGAACAATAATGTTCCACCAAATCAACTTATTCAAAATTTAACATTCATAAAAAACTTAGATGTTATTGATGGTATGAGATCAGGATTATTTGGTGGCGAAACCTTATCCATCGACCCGATTAGGAAAGCAACACTTAAAACTGAGTTTGATTATTTTAGAAAAGGTTTTAAAGAAACTGAACCTCATTTATCAAAAAGTCGTATTCAAAATCCAATATACAGTTTTGCGATGGACTCTAAGTTAGCGCATAGTAACTGTATAATATCCGATTTGGAAGATGTAGCACAGAGATCATATATTTCTCAAAATAATGTGCGTGAAAAAATATATGTCAAAACTAGGCACAAATATATCGACAGGGAAGCATCTCTGTTTGCACAATCGAATACCTATGGACTTGAGATTACTATACCTGGAACTAGCAGTGTTAGAGTTGGTGACGTTGTAAAGGTAAATATTCCAGAACCAAGTTCTGCATTAGAAGACGCACAAAGTTTAGATAAATACCTACAAGGAAAATATTTAGTAAGTTCTGCTAGACATATCGTTGGTGTTCAAGGTCAATACAGCACCATTTTAAACTTAATCAAAGATAGTTTTGAAAGCGAATTGTTTAGTTTAGAATCAACATTCGGAGATTAAAAATGTTAACCCTCAAAGAGTTCAATGAACTACTCGACTACAAGCAACTCGATGAAAAACTCATTATGTATAATAATGGTGCACGATATGGACAGATCGTGTTCCTTGCAGGTGGGGCAGGATCGGGTAAAGGATTCGCAATCAAAAACTTCATGGAAGGCGATAAGTTTAAAGTTCGTGATGTTGATGAGTTTAAATCAGCATACTTAAAACTCAATGCGATGACGAATCGATACCCAGAACTCAAGGGTATGGACCTTAGAAATCGTGAAGATGTATTCAAACTTCATGCTTTTGTAAAACGCAAGGGTATCAAAGATAATACTTTGAATATGTTGTTGAACGATCTCAAGCAAATGGGTTCTGCACAGAAAGGCACACTTCCAAATATTCTATTTGATATCACACTCAAAGAAGTTGCAGACGTTACAGATGTCCTTCCTTTGTTGAGAGAAGTTGGATATCAACCCAATAATATTCACTTAACTTGGGTATTAACAAACTTTAAAACTGCTATCGTCAACAACCGCGAAAGGTCTCGCGTTGTGCCAGAAGACATTCTATTAGGCACACACGAAGGTGCGAGAGACTCAATGATCGGATTTATCAAAGGTGGCACACCTCGTGGTGTTAATGGTCAGGTCAATGTGATTTTGAACAATCCAGACCTCACCGTCCCATACGTTGGTAAGGATGGAAAACCAATCAAAACAACTCGCACTAAGAAAGTTGTGATCAAAGATTTTACATACCTCCGAATGAAGAAAGAAGGCAAACCTTTTGAGAAGGATGCGAGTATCAAACGTCAGGTGTTTGAGTGGATTAAGTCCAATACACCTGGCGGTGAGTTAATGACACTGGATGCTGATTAATGGAAGAAGTTCTTGGTAATGAGTTCACTTGGTTTATGGGTGTTGTTGAGGATCGTAATGATCCTCTAAAACTTGGTCGTGTTCGTGTCAGATGTTATCACTGGCATACAGACGACACTGCACTTTTACCGACTGATAAGTTACCTTGGGCACAACCGTTATGTCCTATCACTAACGGTGCGTCTCAAAATGTTGGCGAAACCCCATTGGGTATACAGATCGGCACTTGGGTTGTTGGTTTCTTTATGGACGGGAAACTTGCTCAGAAACCAATGATCATGGGGACTATCGCAGGTATACCGGGTGCTGAACCAGATATGAATCGTTTGGCAAGAAACGATGCTGAGTTTCCACCATTGAATCCAGTGGGAAAAGATCAAGATAGGACAACTGGTGTATCTACTGCTGATGGACAAACTTGGAACGAACCAGAAAGTGCCTATAATGCACAGTACCCATTCAACAAAGTTATGGAGACTGAAAGTGGGCATATCAAAGAGTTCGATGATACGCCAGATAACCAAAGGATTCACGAATATCATACATCGGGTACATTTTATGAAGTCGATGCTGATGGTAAAAAAGTAACCCGTGTTGTAAACGATAACTATGAGATAGTTTTGGGTGATGACTATGTTTATGTGGATGGACAAGTTAACATCACCACAACGAGCAAGACAAATATTTTTGCCCAAAATGATATTAATATTTTAGCAAGTCCTGGTGATATGAATATTACATCTACAGGAACAATGACTTTAACATCAGCAACTAGAATACAACTTGCAGCACCAAGGATCGATTTGAACTAATGGCACGGTTTCAAGTATTAAAAGATGGAGAACTTTTGACTTTTTCGAGATATGAAGACATACCTCAGTCTTTTGATAATCTTGTTTCATTTGAACCTGATATAATAGAAGGACCTCACACAGATGAGCAACATGAGGAGATGCATAAGTTAAACGACAAATTACTAAAACTTATGTCTAGAGAAACTCGATAATGGCAAGCATTAGTCCTTCTAGCGTATTAGAACCTGCAGATAGAAATACCTCATTTTCCAGATCGATTAGTGTAACATCAGGAGACCCAATAGTTTCCATAACTGTCACAAATGATTTTGGAACAACTGGATTAACTATTAATGTATTAGGTTCAACTATTAGTATTTCTGGGACATTTGCTGATGTTTTCATAGATGAGTTTACTTATGTGGATAGAGGGAGTAGTGATTTGTTAGAAACTCCAAAAACTACTATTGGAGTTTTTAGACTTCCTCCAAACAAAGATTTTTTTAATTTAGATCAAGACCTAAGAGATGATATTAACATAACTTGGACTATCACTGTGGTGACTACTACATCAACTGAAACATTTACACTAACACAGTTGTTAAGAAATAATTGGCAGTTTTTAGCAAACTTTATAGAACAATACTACGATTAGGAGAATACTATGCCAGCAGTAACTAGGATTGGTGATCGTGATATTTTTCACTGTAGTGGAATGGTTCGTGCTCAAGGAAGCGGTAATGTTTATTGCAATGGCAGACCTATCTCCAGGCAAGGTGATGTTAATACTGGACACCTAGTTCCAGCAGGCGATTTCTGTGTAACTCATAGGAGACCAATCGCAACTGGGTCTCGCACAGTTTTTGTAAATGGGCGAGGGTGTGGTCGAGTGGGTGATGGTATTTCGGGGTGTACCTCAGTAGCACAAGGTTCGTTCAATGTATTTGCGGGTGGGTGACTAAATACCCTAAAAGAATAAAGGTTGACCAATGCCCATTAGAAACGAAGTTCAGTATCGCGATTTTGATATTACATTTCGCGCAAATCCGATCACGGGTCAGTTAAATATACTGAAAAATAATGCTGCTGTCAAGAGAGCATTGCGTAACTTAATTTTAACGAATAGATACGAAAGACCTTTCAGACCAAACTTTGGTTCTACCGTTACTGAAAGTTTATTTGATAATTTTGACACTTTGACCGTATCGAACGTAAAAGAAGCAATAAAAATAGCAGTTTCAGACCACGAACCTCGTGTTCAACTTTTGGATGTGAGGGTTAATGTGACACCAGATCAAAACTCAATGAGTGTTACTATTTATTTTAGAGTGGTCAATCAAGCGGAACCAGATGAGTTATCGCTTGTGTTAGAGAGGGTTCGATAAATGCCAGCGAATAATACGCTAAGAGTCACAGGTTTAGACTTTGATACTATCCGTGGTAATCTTAGAGACTTCATTGCCGCTAAACCAGAGTTTAAAGATCACGATTTTGAATCTTCTGCTATCGGCACACTTCTCGACTTGTTGGCATACAACTCATATTATAACTCATTCTATGTCAACATGGCAGTCAACGAAGCATTCCTTGATTCGGCACAGTTAAGAGAGAATGTCGTATCTCGTGCACGTTCATTGGGATATACCCCTCGTTCTGCTTATGGTGCGACCGCAAGAATCAATATCAAGTTTCCAAATGCAAACTCGACAACTCGTGGTGTATTGACGATTCCAAAAGGAACAACCTTTAATACTACCGCAAACAATCTAAGTCTAACGTTCTCTACTACAGAAGCAACGACTGTTCTTGCCAACAGCACAAATGGTTTCTCTGCGAATATCGATATCGTAGAGGGAACTCAACTGACTCATCGGTTTACTAAAGTTGCAGGTAATAATAGTTTTGTTATTCCAAATGCCAATGTTGATTCTCGTTACTTTGATGTCACCGTTCAAACCAGTGGAACAAACTCAACTTATACCAAAGTATCAACATTATACGAAGTCAATGGCAATAGTCAGATTTATTACTTAGAAGAGACTGCAAACAACAGACCAAAACTTATATTTGGAAATGGCGTTTTAGGTAAAGAACCAGACGCGGGTAGCACAATCTTTGTTGACTATCGAGTTGTTAATGCAACAGATGGCAACGGTGCGAATAACTTTACAAATGCTTCAACTATTGATAGCGAAGATACATTTACTATTACCACAGTGTCTCGTGCTGTCGGTGGTCAAAATGCAGAAGACATTGATGACATTCGATTCAATGCAAGCAAGAACTTTGAAACACAAGAACGTGCTGTCACAACCGAAGACTACAAACGAATCATTAACACAGAATATAGCGATATCGTAAGATCGATTCAAGTATTTGGTGGTGAACTTGCTGACCCACCAATCTATGGTAAGGTCTATGTTGCGATTAGACCAATCGCAGGAACAGTATTATCGAATACTCAGAAGAACAACATTCTTGCTTACTTAGAAGATTATGTAGTTCAGTCGATTGATCCTGTAATCATCGATCCAACATATTTGTATATTGTGCCAGAAGTCAAGTTCAGAGTTGACTTTACGCTGACAAATAGATCAGCAGGGCAGATCGCAACCTTACTTTCAAATGCCATGATTGCCTATGAAACTAACAGTTTGGGTAGTTTCAGTCAGAAGTTCTTCCCATCTCGCTTATTAGATGTGATGGACAATGTGGACGATGGTATTTTAGGTTCTGAGGTTTCAGTTGAGATTCAAAAGAGGTTCAGACCAGATTTGGATCGTGTTGCATCATATACATTGAGATTTGAAAATGGTATTGAAAATCAAGGTGTGAATGCTCACCCAGGTTATTTGGAGTCAACGACTTTCGTCTATAACGGTGTCACTTGCTACTTTGATGATGATGGATTTGGTAATCTCAGAATCCGTCAGTTTGCTCCACCAAATGCGATTATTGATGCGAACGCAGGAACAGTTGACTACAGAAACGGTATTGTGGTGATCAGCGATTTCCAACCAACGTCTTACACTGGCGATGAGATTGCAATGAGTGTCGAGACATCAGTCAATACGATTACATCTGGTAAGAATACAATCCTTCTGATTCGCGATGCTGTGATTCAGATTATCGATGATAAAGTTGGCACTGTTGTTAATACTGTCAGAAATCCAGCAACAGATGGTCAAACCTTCACAGTACAAGAAACAAGTTTAACGTCTGAGATTACTTACTAATGTCTGTAAGAAGCATATCAGAACTCATTCCTGATCAACTACCGGGGTTTGTCAGGGATGAAGCACCACTCTTTGAGTCTTTCCTCAAAGCATACTACGAGTTCTCTGAACAAGAGAATGAAGCACTTGGTGCTATGCGACATTTGGAAGAAAACTTTGACATTGAAGACGCATCTCTTGACTTTGTAGAATATTTTAGACGCGAAGTTATCAATGAGATTCCAGAGTCGGCACTTGCCGATCCCAGACTTCTTGTCAAAAACATTCGTCAACTTTATAAAGCAAAGGGTTCACAAAACGCATATAAGTTTCTGTTCCGTTTGCTTTATGATGCTGATGTCGAGTTCTTTTATCCCGGTGAACAGATTCTCCGTGCGTCTGATGGTCGATGGACAACTCAAACCACAGTCAGACTTCAGTTAACCCAAGGTAGTGCAACAAACTTAGGTGGTGAAACAATCATTGCCTCTGGTGGTGCTCGTGCTGTTGTTGAAGATTTTATTGCAACCTCTGTTAGTGGTGTTTCTGTAATCACAGCAAGATTGTCTTCCGTGTCTGGAACTTTTTCTAACGATGAAACATTCCAAACTCCAGACGCATCGATACAAGGCACTATATTTGCCACCATCGGACCAATCGACACTATTGATATCATTGATGGTGGGGGGCAACACCAAGCGGGAGATACTGTTGCAATCTCTGGTGCTGATGGTTTATCAGCACGGGGAACTGTTGCTGATGTTAGTTCTGAAAGTGCGATTCAGTTTGATATTGTCAGTGGTGGTTCTGGTTATCGTGCGAATGTCATTTATTCGACAACACAAAGTGCGGGTAACTTTGAAAACCCAGCGATTACTGGTGGGTCTGGACAAGGTGCTTCTTTCCGTGTTGTTTCGATTACTGACACTCAGAACTTAGATATCAATACTGACTTGATTTTAGAACTTCAAAATGTTTTGATCGGTTCTGATCCTTTCAGTGCGGGTGTGATTGGAGCAAACGCTGCTGCTAAGTTGGCATCGGCAAATGCATTTACAACTTTGAACGGTGCTTTAACATTTGACAGTTCTGGTTCGATTGGTTCTATTTCAGAAATCGAAGTGATTAATCCAGGATTTGGATATTCGGATTTACCGACAGTAGCACCTGTTGATTATGTTGTGCAAGATTTGCTTGGTGAAGAGTTTCCAGATGACACTGGTGTTGGTGGATTCAAGGGTAGTAATGCTGTTATTGTAGCAAACAATATGCCAGGTGCTATTTCTTCTATATCAATCACGAGTGGTGGTACTGGATACAATAGAAACAAGATTGCAACCATTTCTAACTTAGATACTGCAAATACATTCAATGCAACTGGTACACCGAACCCGACTGCGGTTTCAAATACAATCGGATTTTACTCAGATACATCTAAAGGTATTCTGAGTAGTGATAGTAAGTTGCAAGACAACTTCTATTATCAGCAGTTCTCATATGTGCTAAGAACACCAGTTAACCTTAGTGTTTATCGGGCAGTGATTGATAAGTTGTTGCATCCAGGTGGCACAAAACTATTTGCTGAATATCAGATTGTCAGTGAAATCAACTTAGGCACTGTGATTGCAATCGATCCAGATTATGAAATCAATCTTGAAAGCGAACTGGATGTTACACCACTCGTAACCAATATTGAAGTGGTTGCTGCTGAGATTATTATTAGAACACCAGTTGAAGTGGGACCTGCTGACCTAGGTGCGATCCCAACAGTTGAAGACGCTTACATCACGTTTGCTATTTCTGATGTTGGTAATATTGACAATACAGGAAACATTGCATTCGGCACACCAGAACTTATACTCTCTATTGAGTTGGATGGTATTGCATCGACTGCTGTAGTTTCTGCTGATACTGGTGTTGGTTCGCCAACAGAACCAGAACTCATCCTCTTCATTGAAGATGTTGGTAATATTCTTGTTCCGGCAGACCCAGCAGATGTTATTCAGGGAATGGAAGATGTCGAACTCAACCAGAGTCCATTTAGTAATGACCCAGATATTGGAGTGGGAGTCTTTGCAACACTTGCTGCTTCAGACATTAATGATACTTTGGACGATGCACTCACCAAATCAACTGCATTTGGCATCCCAACAGTTTCATAAACGTCTAAACTTTTCTTATAAATAAATGCATCAATGACAGGTAGGATTTAAAATGGCAGGAGTAGTTACAACAAGATTCCGCTATAACATCGTAGATCAGTTTATCGAACAGTTTGGCGAGGCAGACAATACAAATATGTATTTGTTCATCTCTCGCGTTGAGGGATTCCCAGATGATCTGAACCCCCCAACTCCAGTAGATACTATTCAAGATAACGACTACGAAGCATGGCGTAATATGATTGCATTGAAGAAGATCACATCTTCTGACGCAAAAGAGGCAATCGTTCGTCACAACTGGACAACTGGTACTGTATATCACGAATATCAAACAAACGACTCAAATCTGTATGCAAATACATTTTATGCGATGACTACAGATTATAATATTTACAAGTGTTTGTTTAATAACAACGGTGCTCAATCCACAGTACAACCAACAGGAACTTCTACAGATATCGTGAAGACTTCTGATGGGTATATGTGGAAGTATATGTACACCATTGATTCTGCTGATGTCACCAAGTTTGTAACTACCACATTCATCCCTGTCCAAAACTCAACCTCTGTTGCTGCAGCGGCAGTAAACGGTGCGATTGATGTTGTTGATATGTCTGCTAATGGTACTGGGTATCGTTCAAACACTGGTACATTTGCGACTGTCACTGATGGTTCTACCTTCACACTTCAAGCAACTGCGTCTGCTACTGATGATTTCTACAACAATGGTACGATTTACATCCAAGCAGGTAAAGGTGCAGGTCAGTTAAGAGAGATCACAGATTACACTGGTACGAGTCGTACACCGACAATCAACGTTGCGTTTAATCCTGTACCGAATACATCTTCAACTTATTGGATTGGTCCTAAGATTGAAGTGTTGGGTGATGGTAACCAAGAGTTCTTGGCATATGCTAACAACGTTGCGGGTGGACAGATTCGCACAATCGAAGTGATTGAGTCTGGTAATAACTATTCATATGCAAACGTTGTGATTACTGGCGCGGGTGGTGCTGGTTCTGGTGCTACTGCAAATGCTTATATTGCACCTTATGGTGGACATGGTAAGCACCCTGCAAGAGAACTTGGTGCGACATCTGTAGTTCTTTCAACTCAGTTATCTGGTAATGTGTCAAATACGTTTGTGACAAACAACGACTTCCGTATTCTTGGTATTGTTCGTGATCCTATTTTAAGATCATCTGGCACAGCAGCAACTGGACAACAATACGATCAGTCTTATAAGTTGACATTGACATCGGTTTCTGGCGACTTCCAAGGTGATGAGATCATCGTAAGTAACAGAAATGCAACTGGTCGTGTGATTCGTTTTGCGAACACTAACGCGGCACGAACTGCTGGTGTTCTGTTACTTCAAAGCGTAAGACCAAATCCAAATGGAAACTTCTTCCTTGCAACCGAAACGATTACTGGTAATGTCACCTCAGTAACAGCAACGATTGCTTCAGTTGAAGAACAACCACTAACACCATTTACTGGTGAGATTCTGTATCGTGAAAACAGACAACCTGTTGTTCGTAGCGCAGATCAGACTGAAGACATTAAACTTGTTATTAAGTTTTAATCATTAGGATAATATAGATGGCATTTAGTAACACCGTATCGCTTACTACAAACTTTAATGTAGACCCATATTATGACGATTTCGATGAAAATAATAATTTTTATCGCATTTTATTTCGTCCTGGATTTGGTGTTCAAGCACGAGAGTTAACGCAAATGCAAACTATGCTCCAGAACCAAATTGACAGGTTTGGTGAGCATATCTTCCGTGAAGGTAGTATTGTAAAAGGTTGTGAATTTTTATATGATCAAAGTATTGATTACATAAAAATTAGAGACAATAATGCGAGTGGAAATAGTGCCAACACTAGATCATTTTTTGGACAAACGCTAGTCAGTAGCACTACTGGTGTAGAAGCAAATGTATATTTTGGTATAACTGGTTCTGAAGCAAACGATCCAAATTTAAAAACTTTGTTTGTAAGGTATACAAAGTCCTCTGCGAATGGAACTTTTAAAACATTCATTAGTGGCGAGCAATTGACAACATCTGATTCGTCACTAACGTGTAATGTTGCAACCGAAGGAGTCCAGAGTGATAATGTTACTGGTTTTGGATCATTATTCAGAGTAGATGAAGGTATCATTTTTGCAAAAGACCATTTCATCAAAGTTCCAGCACAAATCGGTGTAATTTCTAGTTATAGTGATACGCCTAGTGTTAGAGTTGGATTTAATGTTTTAGAGACTATTGTTACCTCAGAAACAACAAGCACCCCAAATGATATCTTTGCATTTAACAATATCGCATCTGGATTCAATGGATCACAGTTAACTGATCCGGCATCTGGTTCTTTTAACTTTGCAGCACCTGGTGCTGATAGATTACAACTACATCCAAGACTTGCTACAAGAAATTTCAATCAAACTGATGTTTCTTCATCGAATTTTATAGAAATTGCTCAAATAGATAGTGGTCAACTGGTTACTTATAAGCAAAAACCACAGTATGCTGAAATTCGCGACTACCTTGCAAAGAGAACGTTTGACGAGTCTGGAAACTATACGGTTCGTGGATTGAATATTCGTCTTAGAGAACATCTTAATGATGGTACAAACGGTGGTGTATTTACTCTCGCCAACGGTGGTAATACTTCTACACTATCTGTTGACGTAGCACCAGGCAAGGCATATGTCAAGGGTTTTGATATTGAAAAACTCAAGACTACACACGTTCAAGTCGATAAGGGTATCGACTTTGTGGATGTTGAGGATATCAATATCACCTCGCAATACGGCAACTATGTTCTCGTAGATGAAGTTGTTGGTGTTTGGGATGTCAACCTTCATGCTAATGTATCTATCCGAAATGCTGCAGCAAATGCAATCTCTAACAATGATTACTCAACTACGTCAGCAGTCGGTGCTGAGATCGGTTCAGCAAAAGTAAGATCACTTGTTCGTGAGTCTGGCACTCCGGGCGACCCAGACGCACAATATCGTTTGTATCTGTATGACATTCAAATGTCTGGTGCAGACTTTGCTGATGCTCGTTCATTTTATTTTGATTCAGCGTCATTTGCAGACGGTAAGGCAGATGCGGTATTATCTGGTGGTAATGCTGTTCTGAATGAGACAGGTTTCCGAAAGGCAGTATTCCCTGTTGGTTATTCTGCCGTTCGTAGAATAAAAGACTCCACTGGTGCATCGGATACTGACTATGAGTTTATGCGAGTCTTTAATGGTCTGACCATTGCAAACAGTGGTGTTGTAACAGCAACATCTCCAAATGCTGATGAGTTGTTCCCATATACTGCGGGTTCATCTGTATCATCGCCAAGAGAAAAGTTCTACCTCGTATTTAATGCAGCAGCGAATACTGTTGTGTATGATGGCACGGTTGCAATGTCGGATGCGAGTAAGACGGTTACTGGCACATCAACAAACTTCACAAATTACATTAACCCAGGTGATGTGTTAAAGTTTTCTGGATATGCTAACACATTTACAGTTGATACGGTAGATAATGACACTCAGTTGACAGTTCTCGAAAGTGCTAATGCTGCAATCTCAAGTGCATCATATCTCAAGCAGTTCCCTGTTGGTAAAGTTATTGATGTGGCAGGTAAAGGTTCAGCAACAGCAGGTGGTTCGGGTGCAACTCGCACAGTAACGATTGGCAATCCGGCAACTTCAGCAACTATTGATATCAAAGAACCATTGAACTCAGCAGTATCGGTTTCTCTGATTACATCTTTGAACAAAGCAAACGCAACACAGATTGCTAAAACTTTGAAGATTAAGAGACGAGTTCAAATCAAAGTTGATTCTAACTTGGGTGGAACTTCAGGTCCTTGGTGTCTTGGTTTCCCAGATATTTTGAGAATCACTGAAGTTCGTGTCCAAAATGGTTCTGACTTTACTGCGTTGACTCAAGGCACTGATTACACAACTCAGTTTGAACTTGATAATGGACAGCGTGATGGTATGTATGGACTTGGTTTCTTGAAGCAGAAATCAACGTCTACTCTCACATTAGCGGCAGGTGATCGAATTCTTGTCACACTAGATTACTTTGAGCATGATCGTTCTGGTGGTGTTGGTTTCCTTTCTGTTGATTCATATCCAGTAAATGACACCTCTCCTGCAAATACAGAAATCTTTACACAACAGATTCCTATCTACATTTCACCGACAGATGGTTCTCGTATCGATTTGAGGAATGCGTTAGACTATCGTCCATTTGTAGACTTGACTGCAACAGATACAGATACTTTAGGTAGTATGTCATCTGATCCAGCAAACAATCACGTTGTATCGTCTACAAATATTACTTCTGGTCAAGGCATACGTTTCCCAAGACCAAACGAAAATGCGACAGTTGATTTAAGTTTCTTTGAGGGACGTAATGACTTGATTGTTATTGAACCAAGTGGTGATGTTCGTGCAGTTCGTGGCACACCATCAGGCAATCCTAAGTTCCCAATCGAACCTGCTGATGCAATGACAATTGCAAAGGTTCGTATATCACCATTCCCATCACTTCCTACTGAAACAGCAAGAACATATAGTCGCTCAGACTTACAGTCTGTGGTTGAACCTGTTAAAAACAAGCGATTCACGATGAAGGACATCGGACAAATCGCGGGACGTATTGATAGACTTGAATACTATACTGCATTGAACTTGCTTGAAAAGTCAGCAGCAGATTTGTTTATTGCTGATGGTTCTGGTAATGATCGATTTAAGAACGGTATTCTAGTAGATAAGTTTGCAGGACACGGTGTAGGTGATGTAACCAACCTTGACTATGCGACTGCGATTGATCGTTCTAAATCAGAAGCAAGACCACAGATTAAAAATAGAGAAGTTCAAATTAAATTTGATTCTTCATCATCTACAAATGCTGTGATCAAACCAAATGATGTCCGATTGACATTTGAAGGTGCGAGCACAACATATTCTAATGGAGAAATCATTACCGTAGGTTCGGCATCTGGTACACTGCTGTATCAAGTTAGCAACAGATTATACTTAGTAAATACAACCGGCACTTTTTTAACTGGAACTCAAGCAGTTGGTGGCACAAGTTCTGCAAACCAAACTGTCACTGCTGTCCAAACTGTACCAAATGGTAAAGCAGTTACTTTACCTTATGAAAATGTAATTTTTGGTCAGCAGTTAAGTGCTACAAATAGAAGATTTTCTGGTGGGTTTTCTCACAATTGGGTAGGTGAGGTTACACTCAATCCGTCTCAGGATTATTGGATTGATACTACGAGAAATCCAGATGTTCAAGTTAACTTTGATCTTCAAAATTCAAATTTCTTAGATACGGTCAATCCATTTGATACAGAATTTGCGTTTGATGAAACTCTGATATTTGGTTCAACTACGTTTACTACTGATGCCGAATTATCAAGTGCAATATCTAATTCAAATCGAGAAGCAACTATCCAGTTAACAACTAATCAACAAACACAACAGAGTGGATTAAATCTTGCAATTGGAATGAACTCTCAAGTTGTTCCTTTCACAGATACCCAATCAGTTGGTGATAGAATTGTTGATGTTAATGTCGTTCCATTTATTAGAGAGCAAATGATACAGGTTACTGGAAGAGGATTTAAACCTTCAACTAGACTATATGCATTTTTTGATGGTGAAAATGTTTCTGATTTTGTAACACCTATGAACTCATCATTTTCTGCAAATACTGGAAGTGAAGGGTCTCCTTTAATCAGTAGCACTACGGGTGAGATTTTTGCTGAATTTAGTATTCCAAACAGTGATGTTTTGAGATTTAGAGTTGGTGAAAAACGATTTAGATTAACTGATAGTGAAATAAACTCTCAGATTTCTGGTCTGGTAACTACGTCAGGGGAAGCAGTATTTACTGCTCAAGGACTTGCGTCTACAGTTGAAAATTCTATAGTTTCTATTGAATCGCCACAGATTATTCAAGATTTGATAGTTGAGGCGGAAGCATACACCGAAGTTATTGACCGCACAGAGAACACATCTGCGGTTACTATTCCAACTGGAACTCCACCTAGATATGACGGTGGCGGTGATGATGCTGATTTCACTGGTAGTGATGGAACAACTATCAGTGGTGGATCTACTTGTGGACCTGATGGGTCTATTGGTGGTACTTCAAGCGATGCTCCCCCATAACACTTAAGATGTATATAGAGCGTATGATTATTAAATTCAAGGTAAATTAAATGAAACCAATTGCACAAACATTTTCAGTTAAAGATTATTCTAGTGCCAGCACATCTTTTTTAAGTTTGCCTGGAATTTATTTAACTAAAATTGATTTATTTTTTGCACAAAAAGACTCAACATATGGGGCAGTTGTAGAAGTTCGCGAAGTTGATCCTACATCATCATATGTCACACCTAAAAGAGTTCCTTTTGCAAAAGTTGAATTATCTTCTGACGATATTAACATAAGCGAAGATGGTTCAGCACCTACTCCTGCAATTTTTTCAACTCCTGTATTTTTAAGAAATGATATTCAATATGCAATTGTGATTAAACCTCAAGGTGGAAATCCTAATACTCGTTTGTTTGTAGCAAGAATTGGTGAAAGAGATTTAATTACTGACGATAGGGTTACTAAACAACCAGCAGTTGGTGTGTTATTCTCTTCTACCAACGATAATCAATACGTTCAAGTCCCAGAAGAAGATTTGAAGTTTAGATTGTATAGAGCGAATTTTACACCAACATCGGGAACTGCATTTTTCAACAATGCTGATCTTGACTTTTTCGCTGTAGCAAATGTTAGTTCTGCATTTTCACGAGGTGGTGAAATTGTTCATGGTGAGACCACACTGACACTTGGTTCGACTGTTACTGCAAACGTTGGTGAAACTGCAAACGGTCAAACATCAGGCACAATCTTTGATGTTCGCACAAATACAGGTGGGGCAACCAACTCAATTAATGTAATTGGCACATCAAACAATACTTTGTCACCAACTCCATTTACACCAAGCGAAACAATCAACTTCCACTTTGCAAATGGTTTAGCAACGGGACAAAGTGCGACACTTTCAAGTCAATCGACTCCAACAGGTCGTCTGCGTTTGTATGATCCAAGAACTGCTACTAATACTTCAATTGTCCTTGCAAATAGTTCTGGTACATTTGTAGAAAATACCTTAATAAAAGGTCAAGTTGGTGGGCAGACCGCACGAATCGCAAGTATTGATGACTTAATTGTTCACCGTGTCAACCCACATATTGAATACTTACAACCACTTGGGACAACCTATACGGCAAATGGTAAGTTTGCACTAACAGGTTCGACTTTGGATACGAAGTTCCGTGCGTTGAATATCAATGAGGCATTCGACTTTGATATTAAGAGAGAGGTTCTTAGTAAATCAAATGAAACTAACAACCTGAGTGGTAATAAGTCAGCACAGATCACAACTGCATTGTTTACGTCTGTTCCTGCATTGTCACCAATCATTCATTTGGATCGTTCAACACTATCATTGACTCGCAACTATATCAACAATGATAGCACGAATGAAGATGGCATCTCTGGTGGTAATGCACAGACTAGATATATAACTAAGACTGTGACACTTGCTGAAGGACAAGATGCCGAAGATTTGAAGGCATATGTTGCGGCATACAAACCAAGCAGTGCAACCATCGAAGTTTACTATAAGATTCTGAATGATTCGGATGAAGGTCCAATCGAGCAACGCACTTGGACTCAAATGACTCAATCGACAAGCACTGCAACAAACTCAAGTGATTTGAACCAAAACGACTTCAAAGAGTTTGAGTTTACTGTTCCGACTGCACAGTTAACTGGTTCAGGTGGTGAAGTGCAATATGATGCAAATGGTGTAACATATACTGGATTTAAGCGATTCGCAATCAAGATTGTGTTGCTGACAAGTAATCCAGCAAATCCACCAAGATTAAAAGACTTTAGGGCAATCGCATTACAAATCTAATGGCATTACTTCAAGTAGAAGATAGACCTGAACTGGTCAAAGATACTACAACTAAGGCAGTCCTCAATACTGACACGACTGCCTTGGAAGCGTACCGAAGACGCAGAGAAGCACAACGTGAAGTTAGAAATATGTGCGAAGAAATAGACGATATTAAAAACGATATTGCGGATATTAAATCTCTACTTAAAGAGATTATAAATAACCGTATTGGAGATTAAAGGGGTTAGGTAATGGCGAAAGTCGCTAATGTCAATTTGACGGATACTTTCAATACATGGCGTGTTCGTACAAACCAGTTGTTTTCACGAGTAAATCAGTTTGCAATAACTGAAAGTACACTCTATGCGAACACGGTAGTTGCAAACAACCAGTTATTGTTGCCAAACGCAGGTAAAGCAAATAGTTCAGCATTTTTAACACACAACTGGCATTTGGAGTCGGCAAACTTCAATGTAAACTCTGGTTCTAACTATTTTGCGGATATACGAAGTGGTTCTATTATTGGAACTTTACCGGCATCTGCATCAATCGGTGATCAGTTCAGAGTGATTGTCATTGGAAACGCAACTGTTAACCCATTCAAAGTAAGTCGAAATGGACATCGTATCCAAGGCGAACTTGCTAACTTACAGATTTCAACAGCAAATGCAGGTTTTGGTCTAGTATACGCTAATGCGAATACTGGATGGAGAATCCAAGAGGTATAACATGGCAGATACTATTAACTTAGGAAAAATCAAAGGTGAAACTGGTACTACAACGCCAGTAGGAACTATTTTACCTTGGACTGCAGCAACTGCACCAACAGGATTCCTGAAGTGTGACGGGTCTGCTGTTTCTCGTGCAACTTATGCTGCTTTGTTTGAAGTTGTAGGTACAACTTATGGTGTTGGTGACGGTTCAACTACGTTCAATCTTCCAGATTTGACATCTCGTACACTGGTTGCGGCAAATACATCAACGAATGTTGGTCAAGCGGGTGGTTTGAACAAAGTCACCCCAACCTTAAATCAAAACCTTGCGGCAACAGCACCCGCAGTAACAGGTGCAGTGACCGCAAACGTTACAGGTAACGTGGCGGCAGGTGTTGGTAACTTGGCAGTCAATGCAGCAACACTGACGGGTTCGGTGACCGCTGATGCGGGTACTCTTGCGACATCAACAACGATTAATGGTGTGCCAGGCGCAACACAAAACCTTGCTACATCAGTAACTCAAAACTTAGCGGGTGCTTCAAACTCAAACTTGGGTGGTAACTTAACGGGTAATGTGTCAAACCATACACTATCACTTTCTCAGATTCCAAGTCATGGACATACTGTTAGACACTCGCCAAGTTCTCACTTCCAAATAGCAGGTGGTATTCTTAGTCCGATTAGTGGTTCTGGTAACCAACAGAATCCCCAATTTTCCCCTGCAGTGCAGTCCGCAGGTAGCAACTCATCACACAATCACGGTCATAACTTTGCTGTGGCGGTTTCAGGTAATGTAGATACAAATGTCACTGGTGCGGTTGGTGTTAATGTTACTGGTTCTGTTGCACCAACACTAGGCAACTTAGCGGGCAACTCAACCGTTACAGGTGCTCCAGGTATTACATCAAACTTGGGTGTAAATGCAGCAACATTGGATGGAGCACCAAGCACTCAACAGAACCTTGGAACATCTGTTACGCAAAATCTAGCAGCGACAGCACCACAAGTAACAGGTTCAGTAGCAGCACAACAAGTATCATTATTCCAACCACACTTGGTTGTGATTTACATTATTAAAACTTAATAAAAAGGATTGTTATGCGGTTATTGAATGACCATATTGCTGTTTTTGATAATGTGGTGAGCAACGATTTGTGTGATGAGATTATTGAATGGTGGGAAGAACTGGATAAAACCATTACTAAATCACCTCAAGCACAGTCATATCAAGATACAATGGGTGTTAGAGATGGTCGAGGAACAAATGGTCAGGGAAGTCGAAAAGATATATCTTACTTTGCTGACACTGAAAGAGCACCATTTGAAGAAAGATTAAGAGGTGCAGTAAATGATTGTGCGAAAGAATATATAACAGAATACCCAAATCTTGGAAGTGGATATCATTTATCAAATCGTGCTTTGAAGATACAGAAAACACCACCACACGGTGGATATCATGTATGGCATCATGAGCATAGTTATAATGATATGGCAAGAATATTGGTGTGGACTTTATATTTGAATGATATTCCACAGGGCGAGGGTGAAACTGAGTTTTTATATCAAGGATTAAAGGTCAATCCAAAGAAAGGAAGAGTGTGTTTATTTCCAGCAACATATACACATTTGCATAGAGGAAATCCACCATACAGTTGTGATAAATATATTGCAACAGGGTGGTTTTACGCACAACCAACGTAACAGGTAAAGTTAAATGAAATTAACAGTTATAGTTCCAGAGTATAGAATACAAGTGTTATACGCTAATAATGATGTAAAAATATTAGACTTCTATACCCCAGAAGGAGAATTTGGGCGAACCGCTACTGGAAATACAACAACTAAAACTGCATTTGAAACTGCGGTATCTAATGCAAGTCATAATATGGACGACTATTGGGCGATTCAGTATTCTGGAGATAGTCATGAAATTGAGTTTTCTAATAATTCAGGAAATATTATAGTATCTGGAAACACTGGTTTATCGGAATATGTTTCAACACTAGAAACATGGGACGCTATTCTTAAAGAAGAAGAACGTATCGCTTATATTCCAACATGGGATCAAATTCGCGAAAATAGGGATGATTTTTTATCGAAATCGGATAAAATCATCGCTTGGTCTACCGAAACTGGTAATACCGTTCCATCAGCGTGGACTACATATCGTCAAGAACTCCGTGATATTACCACAACTTACGGTGCTCCAAGCGGAAATACTGAACTCGTAGTATTTCCATCCGAACCTGCTTGGCCCGGTGCTTAATCTTTCGTAGCGTATAAATAGTCCTAGAAAACGAATCTAGGACTTACGCTATGGCAGTACCCGCTTCAAGAACAGAACTCAAAGACTATTGCCTCAGACGACTTGGATCACCTGTCGTTGACATTAATGTTGACGATGAGCAAGTTGAAGATCGTATTGATGATGCTATAAGATATTATCAAGATTATCATTACGATGGCACTGAGAGAATCTTTCTCAAACACCAAGTCACAGCAGAAGATATCGCAAACGAATATATCACTATCCCTGAAGCGGTGATTGGTGTCGTTCGTGTGTTTGATATTGGTGATGCAATCCAATCATCAACTCTGTTTAACATCCGTTATCAAATCCATCTGAATGACTTGTTTGATTTTACATCAACGACATATGTTCCTTATGTGTCTGCGATGCGACACGTTGAGCAACTTGAAGAAATCTTTGTAGGCAAGAAACCTATTCGTTTCCAACGTCATAAGAATCAGTTGAACATTGATATGGATTGGGGTAATGATATCATCGCAGGTGAGTATGTCATCATCGAAGCATACCGTATCCTTGATCCAGATACATATAGTGATGTCTATGGCGATAAGTGGTTGTTACGTTATGCGACTGCACTGATTAAACGCCAATGGGGTGAAAATCTCAAGAAGTTTGAGGGTATGACTTTACCGGGCGGTGTCACTTTCAATGGACAAAAGATTTGGGAAGAGGCAACTGAGGAAATCAATAAAATAGAAGAAGAGATGATTAGTTCATACTCTCTCCCTGTTGCTGATATGATGGGATAACCCGTGCCAGTTAATAAGTATTTTAATAACTTCACATATGGTCGAGAGCAAGACCTACTAGAAGACTTGATCATCGAATCCATCAAGGTGTATGGGCATGAGATGAAGTATTTGCCTCGCACGTTAGTTGAAGAAGATCAACTGTTTGGTGAAGCAAAACTTTCAAAGTTTGATGACAGTGTGCCTGTTGAAATGTATATCAAAAATGTCGAAGGGTTTGAAGGTGAGGGTGACTTACTTTCAAAGTTTGGTGTTGAGATTCGTGATCAGATGACATTTACAATCGCACGAAAGCGATTTGACCAAATCCGTGGTGGTGAATCACTCCAAACCGAAGTTGGATATCAAGTACAAAACGAAACCGCAAACACAGATTCACCATCTCGCCAGTTTTTGACAGACAATGCTGATATTCACGGCATTATGTTGGAAGCGGGAACTGAGGGTGCAAACAACTATACGATCACATCAAACCGTCCAAACGAAGGCGATTTGATTTACTTTCCACTGACAGACAAACTATTTGAGATTAAGTTTGTGGAACACGAAGAAGTGTTCTATCAGATGGGTCGTCTACAAACTTATGACTTGCGTTGTGAGTTATTCCAATATAGTAGTGAACGTATTGACACGGGTGATTCTGATGTTGATTCAGTAGAAGATGCACTATCAGCAGATGCATTGTTTAACGAGTTGACACTTGAAGATGCAAGTGGTTCATTGTCATACGAAGATGGTGATTCTGTAATCACAGAATACAGACTTGAAGATACAGATGACCAAGCAAATAATGAGTTCTTTACAACACAGGCACTTTCTGGAATCATCGACTTCAGTGAGACAAATCCATTCTCAGAAGTTGACCGTTGGTGAGGTGAAGTAAATGTTTGGGCATCAGTATTATCATCAAGTTATCAGAAAGTATGTGATTATGTTTGGTAATCTGTTCAACGATATTGTTGTGCAGAGATATAATCAGGCAGGTGATCGTATCCAAGCAATCGGTGTTCCTATTGCCTACGGTCCACGCGAGAAGTTCCTTGCACGAATCAATGCCAATCCAGATTTAGCAGACGACACCGCGATTCAGTTGCCTCGTATGTCATTTGAAATGACGGGGATGACTTATGCACCTCAAAGAAAGTTAAACAGACTTCAGAGCACGGTATCGAGTGGCAGTGCTGCTAATAATCTTAGAACAAACTTTGCGTCTGCCCCTTACGACATCGATTTCACCTTGTCTTGCTATGTAAAGAATGCAGACGATGGTGTCCAGATCATAGAGAACATTCTTCCGTTCTTTACACCAGAGTTTACGGCAACAATGCGAGTCGTGCCAGAGATGCCAGACTTGCTGATTGATGTGCCAGTTGTTCTTCAAAGTGTCACGATGGAAGACACTTATGAAGGTGATTTTGAGACCCGCAGAGCAGTTGTGTGGACTTTAAACTTCTTAGTCAAGGGTCATGTCTTTGGACCTGTTCAGACAAAAGGTATTATTAATCGTGTTCAAGTGGACACACATACAGATGTTGATTTAGATTCAGGTAGACAAACTCGTGTCGTTGTGACACCAGGTCAACTTGCAAATGGAGCACCGACTACAAATAGTGCAGCGTCAGTAGCGCGAAGTGCTATTAGTGCGAATAGTGATTTCGGTATTGCAGAGGACTTCTTCTTCTTCACCGATGGTCGCACTTATAGTCCGACAAGTGGTGAAGATAGTAATGGATAATAAGAAAACGAAGTTTGAACAGTCCTTGGAAGATACTTTAGGTATTGCACCATCTCCCCCTATTGTTCAAGAAGAACCACCAAAACCAGTGCCACCTGAAAAGGAGCAACTGGAAAATGATTATAAGTATGCTCGTGAGAATCTATATCAGGTAATCGAAGCGGGTGGTTCTGCATTAGACGAACTCGTGCATCTTGCAAAGGCATCCGAAAATGCCCGTGCTTATGAAGTGGTCGGACAACTGATCAAAACTTTATCAGATGCAAACAAAGATTTACTTGAGATACAAAATAAAGTCAAGCGATTGCGTGGCGAAGATTCAACAAACAATACGAAGATTAACAATGCATTGTTTGTTGGTAGCACCGCAGAACTCCAAAAGTTCATCAATCGCAGAGA